TACAAGAACGCCTAGTATAACTCCTTCAGCAAGTATTACTCCAAGTGCAAGTATAACTCCTTCTGTTACAGTTACTCCTTCTGTAACTAGAACTCCATCAGTTACCGTTACGCCTTCTATTACTCCATCTGCGAGTATTACTCCTAGTGTTACGATAACTCCAAGTGTTACCATTACGCCTTCAGTTACAAGAACGCCATCAATAACGCCGTCAGCTAGTATTACACCATCGGCTAGTATTACACCATCAGCAAGTATAACTCCAAGCGCCAGTATTACTCCGTCTGTTACAGTTACTCCGTCTGTTACAGTTACTCCCTCTTCTACAGTAACTCCTAGTATAACACCGACGCCTTCTCCAATACCGGCCACTATACAATTATACCATCAAAACTACGATTCTAATACCGATTCCAGTAATATGACAGGAGTATATGTACCAGGTCAAACTCAACTTGATAGTAACGGAGCTATATTCTCTACTGATACATTTATAAATCAAGGATCTACAACTGTAGGATGTCGTGGTCTTGGAGCATGGCAGATACAATCAACTAATTATAGTGTAACTGCTAATACATCTCATACAGTTACAATGACCTATTTTTCAACTATTTCAAATTGGGGAGCGTTAACAGGTGCTTACTTAACTCTTTCTATAACTAATACATCAACAGGTATAACAGCTGGCAGCGGTCTTTTTATTAATCCATCTACTCCAAACGGAACTACACATAGTTATATTTTCACTCCATTACCAGGCATTACTTATAAGGTATTTGGCGCTATAAATAACGGCACTTTCGCTCCAGAACCAGTTTGTAGACCAAATCATGCAAACTCTGCAACTATATACTTTGATAGTTATTCCGGCGGTGAACCAAATAACCCAGTAGGATTTGCGTCATCAGCTTCCGCTTGCACAACAGGAACAGGTGGTATAGCTGCCACTGTTTATTATGATGGTACTTTTGGAGCTGGTACAACATTGTATGCTAATAGTTATAGTAATGATTTATGGGATAATAATGGAGGATATTTCTTCAAAGATGGATATTCATTCGATTTAGATGGTAGTACAATAAACAACTATACAGCATGTCCTACTCCTGTAACTATTAATATAGGAACACAAACAACTGCAGATGGAAACGGTGACATAACAGTATATGCTTGGACTACTGGTAATGTTAATGTTGATACAAATGTTACAGTTCAATTCCTATGGACCGGAGATCTATTTAACACAATAAATGATTCAGTAATTATATACAGTGGAACTAGTTGTAGTGGAGGGATTACTTTTGGTGGAGCAGATATAGGAGAATATACATCAACATTTGATATAGCTTCTTTAACACCGACTTATTCAGCAACACAAAATTACGTTCAAGGTACTGCAACTACTCCAGTTACAACATGTCCTTAAATTAAATTTGAAAAAATAAAGTAAATTAGTTATATTACAGAAAGGTACGTTATGAAAAACAGTAAAATTTTTATCTCAATTGCTTCTTATAGAGACCCCGAACTACTACCCACACTAGAAGACCTACTCTCTAACGCAAAGAATCCTGAGGATCTTCACATATGTATAGGGTGGCAGCGCTCCAAAGAAGACGCTTGGGACACTTTGGAAAAATACGAATACGATCCAAGATTCACCATAATAGACGTCGATTACAAAGACGCTAAAGGTGTTTGTTGGATGAGAAGCGAAATACAAAAGTATTACAACGGAGAAGATTACTATTTCCAATTAGATTCCCATCACAGATTTTCAAAGAACTGGGACGCAACACTAAAAGATTGGTTAAATTATCTAAGGTGTAAAGGTCACAAAAAACCAGTACTGTCTGCATATATTCCTGGATACTTTCCTGAAAACGATCCTAACGGTAGAGTTAATGAAGTTTGGGGATTGAATATAGATAGATTCATGCCAGCTGGCGCAATATTTCTAAGACCTCATCACATAGACAATTGGCAAGGATTAACGGAACCTTTTAGAGCTAGATTTATTTCTGCTCACTTTATTTTTACTTTGGGAAGCTTCGCTGTAGAAGTCCCTTACGACCCTCACTTATACTTTCATGGAGAAGAAAGCTCTTTAGCGGCAAGAGCCTTTACTTACGGATACGACTTGTTTTCTCCTCACAAACCCATAGTTTGGCACGAATACACTAGATCTGGAAAGAAAAAACATTGGGACGACAGTCAAGATTGGAAACAAAAGGACGACGAGTCTTATACAAGATTTAGAAAACTTTTTGGAATGGACCCAGGTTGCGCGCCTTGTCAAAGAAATGCTGTGATGGGCCAGTACGGTTTTGGTAAAGTAAGACAGCTTTACGAGTTCGAAGCTTATGCAGGTTTAAAATTTAGCACGAGACAAATTCATCAAGAAACTTTAAATAATAAATTTCCGCCGTTAAAAGGAGATTATGAATCGGGGTTAGCATTCAAACAAAAACACTGTATTGACATTTACAAAGGATCTTTAATAGAAACCGATTACGATAATTTTGCAGTGTCTTTTTTAAAGGAAAATGGAGAAGATTTATATAGAGAAGACATATCTGAAGTAGAAATAAAGAGCTTAATGAATTCCGATCCAGAAGATAAATTTATTCACATTTGGAGAGAATTTGAAAATTCAGAGAAACCTTATTCTTGGAGAGTTTGGCCACATTCTAAAACAAAAGATTGGTTGGAAAGAATAGAACAAAAAATAAATTATGAGTAAAAAATCAACTATATTTGTACACTTACCAGCTTACCGAGATCCGGAATTGGTACCAACCATAAAAAATGCATTGGAAAATGCTAAATACCCAAAGCGCATTCACTTTGGTATTTGTAAGCAATATTGTGAAACAGATGGATTCGACGATTTGACAGAATTCGAAGGTGACAAACGTTTTCATGTTCTAGAAGTTCCGTACAAAGAAGCAAAAGGTTTACCTTGGGCAAGGGCTCAAATTAACGAAAAGCTTTTAACCAACCAAGATTATATATTACAATTGGACTCGCATCACAGATTCGCAAAGAATTGGGACGAGACCCTAATCGAAATGCATAGCGGTTTAGAAGCTCAAGGCTACAAACCAATCCTAGCGGCTTATTTGCCATTGTATACTCCGTTTAACGATCCAGAAGGACGCACTATGGAGCCATGGCAGCAGACCTTTGCATGTTTCTACCCTCACGGAACAATATTCATTAGACCAGGACTATTACACGGTTGGCAAGACATGACAGAACCACCAATGAGTAGATTCTTGTCAGGTCACTTCTGTTTTGCAAGAGCTGAATGGGCAAAGGAGATTAGGCACGATCCAGACATTTACTTTAGTGGAGAAGAATTAAACCTAACTGTTAGATCTTACACTCACGGATACGATTTATTCCATCCTCACAAATTAGTTGTTTGGCATTCTACAATGAGAGAAGAGCGAGCAGGCATGTTGAAATGGGATGACGATCATAAGTTAGGCGTGGATTGGTTCAATAAACAAGACTTAGCAAGAAAGAAGATTAGAGTACTATTAAGAACAGAGGAAGATCCTAATATAGATTTAACGGGATACGATTTAGGAACAGTTAGAACCTTAAGAGATTACGAAAAGTACGCAGGTTTTAACTTTAAAAAGAGAGCGGTTCAGAAGTATACATTAGATAATAACTATCCTCCAAATCCTCTGATAGAAGACAATGATTTATGGGAACAATCTTTCATGAAATCTTTTTATCATTTAGTAACTGTACACAGACACGATTTGCCTGGCGCGGATTATAATCATATTTTGATTGCTTTTGATGATGAGAACGGTGAAGCATTGAATCAAAAATACATAACAGGTTTTGAATTAGAAAACTTTATGCATAAAGGTCAACAAATACATTACGAAGAATTTTTCTTAACGGATAAAGATCCAAAAAGAGTTGTTTTTTGGGCGTATAGCAACGAAAGAGGTTGGTGCGAAAGGGTAGAACATCAAATTTAATATGAATAAAGATATCATTATATCGACTTGGGGATTTGGTCCTACTTATAGAAATAGAATTAAATTTCAAATAGAAGAGGCTTTGAAGTCGGGCTATAATCCATTGATGAAATACGTAGTATTGACTGATCACGTAAACGACTTTGTTGGTCTTGATCAATCTATGAGAGATATGATTATAGATGTGGTGGATATAGAGGATTTAAGAAAAGACGACGAATTTAGTAAAACATTCGAACCTCTTCCTGAGGGAAAGATCGACGACTACGAATATGCTAAACAACTAAGATACAATAGCGACGAAAAAAAATTGCTGCCTAGTTATGGACTTCAAAGATATAATCTTAAAAATATATCTAAACTAGGAATTAATAAATCTCTTTTTATAGATAGCGACGTAGAAATACCTTACAATAGATTAGTTTCAGGAGCGATATCAGAAGAAGAGTATTGGAGTGTGTTCGATACTAAAGTTAATTCCATTAGAGGATCTGGTTACGAAGTTATCAAATTTTGTCAAGTGGACGATCAACAAAAAATGGAATTTATCTACGGTAAAACTATAGGATCTACAGATAGCACAAAAGTTTTACAGGCTTGTTCTGCGGTAACTTACAAGTACTATGAAGAGAGAGGCGAATTAGATCGTTGGAATATATTGCAAGAATTGGCCACTTTGGAAGGTTGCATTAGATATTACAATTTTGAAAATGTAGAAACTTTAGATAGATTCTTTAATTCTTATAACGATATCTATAAATTGTTTTTAGAACAGCCAAGATTGTACGATGTTAATAGATGCGGTAATTATATGTTATGCGATGTTATTCCTTTGGCTTTAACAAGTCAAATAAACGATATTGAGTTATCCCATTTTCCAGGACGCTTGTATCAATTAAGAGTATTTTTCCAAGATAGATTTTGGGGACCGCCATGGCACTTTGATCCGGATTGTAATGGAAAAGGAGTCAATTTACTTCCAGCAAAAACATTAGAGGAATTTTTAAAAATAAACGAAGAACTTATTGGCTGCATGAGAAAAAGAAATCAGTGGCCTAGTGTAGCTTATACCGTATGTTAATATGAAAAAGAAAATTTTAGTAGTACAATACTATACAGATAATTTAGAATACGCTCCGTTTTCAGAACAATTAAATAAACAATATTGTGATAAGAATGGTTACGATTATCACATAGAAAAAGATAACGATAAGATAAAAATATTTTGCAATAAAGAAGAAATGTCCATTCAGTGGTACAAAGTAAACCTATTGAATGAAGTTATCAATGAAAAACCAGATTATGATTGGTACTTGTTCTTGGACATCGATGCATTATTTTGCAACATATCAGAGAGAATAGAAAAATATGTAGACGATGCCTACGATTTAATTTTGGCTGATGATGTAGGCGCACACAGCATTGCAAACACTGGAGTTATTTTAATTAAAAATAATGATTGGTCCAAAGAATTTTTATCGAAGTGGTGGGAAGCTAGATTGGATACCTCTGGTCAGGAAGCTAACGATCTAATGAACTGGGCAGGTGGAATGCATGTGCCTGAAATGAGATATATATTTAAGTCTTCTTTATGGCACGAACAAACTTGTTTAGCCGTAATGTTTAAAAAAGATCTGTCTTTAAAAGATCGCATAAAAATATTAGATAGAAACGTTTTTAATAGTCACAGATACGGTCCCAATAGTTTTATATTCCATGCCTACGCATACGCTTACAGTAAAAATAGGGACATAGATAAAATCTACGAAGCCAAATATGGAGAATTTGATAAGACGAAAAAAATTAAAGTTATCTACTTTATTTACTGCAAAGGAGACTTTATCAACTTAGCCAAAAAAGATTTAGAGCGCATTAAAGAATCAGGCTTGTACAATGATCTTGATGAAATGCACGTAGTATGCTCATTAGAATTTAGAGAAGACGAAGAAAGCTACAATAAAATATTAGAAGTATTTGAAGGCCATGATAAAGTTCATTTTACTAAAGCTTACGATAATAGATTCGAACATTACGGTATTGTAAAAGCATGGATAGAGTCTCAAAAAAGTGATGGACTTATTATGTACTTCCATAGTAAAGGAGTTACTAATGTACCTACTGATACCAACGAACATTCCGAATGGAAGAGGATTGGCGATGCGTCATTCATAGAAATGCTCAAGTACTATATGATTGATAACTATAAAAATTGCTTGGAAAAATTAAAAGTATACGATCAATGTAATGTATCAGATAGTTTTGGTAGAGGTTGGCCTAGTGGTAATTTTTGGTGGGCTAACTCGCATTACTTAAGACACAATCCATATCCTTACGAAAGTACATACGATAGATGGTCTAGTGAAGCATGGATCAATATGTTTAGAGTGGATTATACGTGCTATCAATTTTACGAAAGATTTGGATGGAGGGATAAATTTACTTCTATTCCAGAAGCATCATATAAAAATCCTAATTCTTTAGCAGATAAAAGAATGATTTTAAAATCCGCTAAGTTTATGACTTTAATGGAGCCTGAAAACGAACACGATAGAAATAGACCTACGGAAACTAACGAGGTGGATTTCACAGAATTTGTGCAAGAGAATATAAATAATAACGAAGGCAAAGGAGTTAGCGGCATTATTGTGGCTATGGATACCATGGGTCGTGTTATACCGGATCCTTGTTACGGAGTTAAAAAATCTCTTGTTATAGAATTTAACATAGAGGGTGACGATACTACATATAGATTAATAGGAGACGAAGGTCAAGTATTAAACTATAGAATAGATAAGGTTAAGTCGGAGGGTTACATGTTTCACGAAAATACTAAAAAATTAATTTACTAAGATGCCGTTTTCAACAAATGTTTATAAAAAGGAAACTTTAAATTTCATAAAAAATAAATTCAATCGCACTAGTTCTGTGTTAGATATTGGAGCCGGTGCAGGTATATATTTTGACTATCTTAAAGATCACTTTTATAAGATGGACGCAATAGAAGGTTTCGAGCCCTACGTAGAAAGATACGGTTTAAGAGAAAAATACGCAAATGTATTCGTTCAGAATATCTTAGATTTTGAATTTAATTATTACGATTTAATTATTTTTGGAGACGTATTAGAACACATATCAGAAGAAGACGGTATCAAATTAGTAGAAAAATTATACGATAAGTGTAACGATTTAATTATAGCTATTCCCTATAATTCAGAACAAGAAGCGCATTTTGACAACGATCTTGAAATACATAAACAAACAGAATTAACTCAAGAAAGTTTTTTAGCAAAATATAAAGGTTTCAAAGCATTGGCCACTAGATACGATTATGGAGTTTTTGTAAAAGATAACGAAGCTAACAAAAATATAGTGCCGATCATAGAAGGCCCAAGAAAAGATACAGTTAAATCGGACTTAACCGTTGTAACAGGTCTTTGGGATATAGGCAGACCAGGTAGATCTTTTGAAGAGTACCTTTCTCACTTTAGAAAAATACTACAGACAGAAGTCGCAATGTTTGTGCATATTCCAGAAGAATACGAACACATAGTTTGGGAGATAAGAAGTCCGCATAACACTTACGTTAAAGTTTGGGAATTATCTGATATGAAAAATCTTTACAGTTCTTTTTGGGATAAAACTCAAGAAATTAGAACGAGTGAAGAATGGTTAAATTTAACAGGAGAAGGTGGATGGTTAAAGAATAGTCCTCAAGCAGTATCAGAATGGTACAATCCAATAGTAATGTCCAAGTTTAGCATGCTTCACAACGTTACTGTGTGGAATCCTTTTCAATCCAATTATTTTATTTGGTTAGACGCTGGAATTACTAATACGGTTTACGAAAAATATTTTACCGACGATAAAGTGCTGGATAACTTAATTCCACATTTGGATCCGTTCTTATTCTTAAGTTACCCTTACGAAGCTAGAGACGAAATTCATGGTTTTAAAATAGACGGCATGAATAGATTCGCTGGATCTAAAGTAGAGTACGTTTGTCGAGGCGGTTTATTCGGTGGACATATCGATGCTATTAGAAGTGCTAACGGTACGTATTGGCATTTGGTCAACGATACTTTACAATCAGGATACATGGGCACTGAAGAAAGCATATTCACTATTATGTCTTATTTGGAACCTGAAAAATTTAGAAGGTTCGCTTTGGACGATAACGGCTTAGTTGTTAAATTTATAGACGCATTGGCTAAGAACGAAGTAGTATTAGAACCCATACCGGAAAAAAATATTAAATTATACAAGAAGACAGTAGATCCTAGTAAGTTAAAAGTTTCTGTGTACATGTTAACTTTTAATTTCCCTCATCAAGTAGAACATACCATTCAAACTTGGTTGAAGCACGATAATTGGTTGACAAAAACAAGAAATATATTAATAGACAATTCTACCAACGAAGAAGCAAGAATTGCCAATAAAGAGATATGTGACAAATATAACTTTGAACATATTATTACCAACGAAAATACTGGAATAAATGGTGGAAGATTTAGAGCTGCTAAACATTTTCAAGAGTCGGATAGCGATTATTATCTGTTCTTAGAAGACGATATGGGAATATACGAGGCCTCTGAAGGGATTTGTAGAAACGGATTTAGAACTTATGTACCGAATTTGTACGATAAAGTTTTAAAGATCGTGGAAGGTTCAGATATAGATTTTTTAAAGTTATCTTACACGGAAGTATACATGGACAATAACATTCAAGTGTCATGGTACAATGTTCCTCAATCGGTAAGATCAGAATTCTGGCCAGATTACGATAGATTGCCAACTGCGGGTTTGGATCTTAATTGTCCTAAAACAAAATTAGACACAATAGAAGTCGTAGACGGTCTGTCTTATGTTAAAGGAGAAATATACTATTGCAATTGGCCAACATTATGTGGAAAGAAGGGCAATCAGAAGATGTTCTTAGACGTAACGTGGGATCGCCCCTACGAACAGACTTGGATGAGTTATATGTTCCAAGAGACTAAAAAGGGAAATTTAAAACCTGCGGTATTATTAGCTAGTCCAATAAATCATAATAGAATAGCTCATTATACACCTGAGGAAAGACGAGAGAACTAATATTTATACTTAGCATGCCAGTAATACAAGCCACTCCATATTCCATCTCCTTTTTGGCGGAATCAACTATCTACCAAAACGAAGTTAGGTGTCTAGTAAATGAAAATGATTTTAACTATACCCTAAATCCAAGTGCCATAAAGGACGGTACCTCTGGTTCCTACATAGACGTAGTGACCGGATCCAACTTCAGACCTTACGCTACCACAGTAGGATTATACAACGATGTTGACGAATTATTAGTAGTTGGAAAGCTTTCTACTCCCTACCCAATTCCGTCTAATACAGATATTACATTCGTTATTCGTTGGGATAGCTAAGATATTTATTAGAAAATAGTCTATGTCAAATTGGTTTACGTACGATGGTAATTACGATCCCGTTAATTTTGTAAAACCGCTTACTCAGCTTTCTGATTTTCCAGAGAATGTAGTTGGATTTGTCTACAAAGTTACTAACAATAAGACCGGTAAATTCTATATCGGTAAAAAAATCCTTAGAAACGTTCTAACAAAGACCTTAACGAAGAAGGAAATTTCAGAGTGGGTAAAACCAGGACGTATCCCAAAGAAAAGAAAGGAGATCAAAGAGAGCAATTGGGTCGACTACTACGGATCTAGTAAGTTGATCATAGACGATATTAAACTGTTTGGTAAAGATATATTCACTAGAGAGATATTAAGGTTATGCACCACCAAGAAACAGATGAGCTATTGGGAGACCTATTATCAAATGACACTAAGAGTTTTAGAGGTAGAGAGCTATAACGAGAATATAGCCGGCAAATGGTACCGCAGGGACGTTAATCCAATCACACCCGAGCTCGAGGCCGAAGAGGAATAGAATTTACGATAGAATATTAAGACAAAATAAAAGGGAGCCCAAATGAGCTCCCTTTCTTATTTACTAACTATATGCTCCTAATACATTAAACCTCTGTGTTCAATTCCATTCATAAACTCTTCTTGATCTGTTAGAGCCAGACTGAATGTGTCCGGAAAGATCCAAGTGTAAGGAATGTTCTTGGTCGGTTTCTTTTCACCATGAGAGATTGCGATGTGCTTCCAAAAGAAACAGGTCTTGTCTTCAATGTTCAGATACTTCTGTTCAGTCATTGGGTTTAACGGGTGATTCACTAGCAGATCCATCTGATACAACCATTGCTCTGCCTGTTTGTTCTCAGGTGTGAATACTCCAGCTTCGTTAATAGTGTACTTAACTTTACCGTTTAGGTTCTGACCACCGAATATCTGGTGCAATCCATCGAAGTGACCAGTACCGCCGAATAGAATCGATTCAGGATCTACCAAGTGTGGATAACTCATTGCGATATATCTTGCAGTGTTCTTACATGGATACAAAGGACTTCTAAAGTTTTGATGCTCTTTAAAGTATTTCTCAAGAATCTTTGCAAACTCCATCATTGTGTACTTTCCACGCTTACCATCTTCAACGTCCTGTAAAACGTAGGCCAATTCTTGACCGGCAATTCTAGGTCCGTGTAGCAACCAGCTCTTAACGTCTGTACCCTTTGGATAGTAGATTTGGAATAGATCGTTTCTTGCGTGTCGATTGTTAACGAAGTGATCCTTAGTAGAATCAATGCCTTCTTTTGCCAATTTCATGAATGTGCCCCAATGTTCGTTACTAAAACTAAACACTAAAGTATAAAACATTCTTAGCGCGTTGTCTGTAACGTTGTCCCTCATGTAGTAACAGTAAGGATGCTCGTGCCAATGCAAGCGATGTGAAAAGATTTGATACTCTGATTTTAATAGAGAATCTTTTCTGTTATCGAATTTTTGGCAGAACTCAAAGAACTTTTCGATACGCTGATCTAACGACCAATCTCGCATCCAAGAGTCCTTTGGTTTTTTGCCTTTAAATTCTACTTCGCAAGTGTTTGGAAATAAAATTTCACTCATTATTTTTTAGTTTTTCTTGTGTTTGGTCTTTTAATAAAGGTAGAAGGTTTCTTTGCATAATCGGATACAGCATATTTTAGAATGATATCCTCTTCTGTTTTATTCAACTTGTATATCTTTCTAACGTAGCGTTCAGATCTTGGAATAATCAAAGAGTTTTGCGTGCTGTTAGGTAAAGGTCTAATTGAATTTGGTTCAGTCTTTAGAATGTTAAGATCCACTTCTAGTAACCAACCGTCATATTCGTTTTCCCATACCATAGGAATACTTAAGATATAAAGTTTCTCGCACTTTAAAGCGTGTTCTACTTGTTTACCTGAATCGGCATCTAATGCCCAACAATTGTGTTGATGATAAGGAGAAATCGTTTTTAATTGAGTAATGGTTGGAGTTTGTCTATCAAAAAATACTAAGTGATCGTTGTATCCGTATGGATCTGGATTGATGTGGACTTTGTAGCCCATATCTTGCATAACGTTGTTAAATATTTTTTCTCCTGTTAATCCTTGGATGTGGATGTTTTTTGTCTGCTTTGCAGATTTGTTTGTTGTGTAAGCCATTATTTGTTATAATGTTGTTGTACCCTGTCCTTGTATTGCTCTTCTGTTATAAGAAGTGATTTAAGTACCTTGTCATCGGAAGGGTGTTCTGTAATACCGTTAAAACTTGGGACAAGACCAAGATCTAACATTGCTTTCTGTCGACCGTATGGATGGTCTATAATACCGCTGCTGTTCCATACATGATCGAAATCTAAGTGATCGTAGTCTGCTCCGGGTTTTACGTAGTTCTCAATCCATCGAATTGAGTCACACGTTACGTCCTCTGCGTTGTACGGATAACTGCCAGTGTCGTCGTATATCTTCATCATTACTGAATCCAAAAATACTTCTTCTTGCATTTTAGTAGACTTCTTTGCTAAATAGCTAACGCACTCCTTTGCATTCGTACCGTAATAAAATGGACTTTCGCGGTTAACGAATTCAGGGAACCAATCGGCTATGTCAGCAATAAATGCAGCGTACTGAAATCTGAAAGCTCTAAGGCCTCTGTCTGTATTCCACTTAAACATAAAGTCTCCTACTTCTCTCAAGTCTTTTTTATCGCCATTCTCTAAGAAGCTAGCTACGTCTTCTGCAAGTTGTGGAACGAATTCACAAAGGAAATAATCTCCTCCACGTTTGTAATTGCCTTGAGGTTTAGGAAAACTTGGGAACTGATAGCCTACCGATGTGTAGAATGGTTTAGTGGCTCCTTTTATGATGTCTATCAGCTGAGGTATATTGTCAGCTTGATGCATCTCGAACAAGAGCGTGTTGTGATAGCCTGAAGGCTTCATCGAGTAGTTAATACCAGAACCTGTTAATCTGTGAAACAAGAACAAATAGATCCACTCCTTTAAACCAAACACGCTGCGCTTGCCTGTCCAATTTTTAGAAACGGTTTCTCTCTGTTTTGTCATATGACCTTGAGTCATTTTATTCCAGTAAGGGTGATCTTCGGAAAAACCATAAAAAACATCGTTAACTATCTGTGAGAATCCAGCGTACTTTCTTTCAACAACGTCGTATAGTTCAACGTGTTTCATTAAGTCATCGGGCACAGAGCTATCTGCATGTTTTATAATTCCTAAGTTACACTCTTCTTGTTGTGTTTTAGCCATTTGGTAATAGCGTAAAAATTCTTCGTAATACGGTGTGGTTGTAATCCACTTTTGGTTTGCTGTAATCATATTTTAATTTATAAACATTTTACTAATCTTCTTGAAACTAATCCATCAACCTCGTGCATTGTTTCTTCTATTTCAGTATTAGGAACAAACGTTAGTGCTTCTGCAATATTGTCGCCTTGTTGAGTTGTTACTTGGACTACACAACCAACTCCTGCAATTTCCATTGCTTTGGTTGATTTCATCCAACCCTCTTCTATTGAAGATGCTTTGCTTATTAATTTAAAAGTGTCTCCATTACCCCAAAAGATAATGTCTTTTACGTTTTTAGTTGCGCCATTTGAATCTGTGTTGATCAAAGTTTTCATATGTTTATTTTTTATTTGTTTTCTAATTGTCTTCTTGCTTCCATTCTTTTTTGCATTGCGTCTACGTGTACGCTGTAATAAGATTCGTCAGTATCCAACCAATGCTCTTCGTCTACCCACTCCTCTCTACCAAATCCGATACCTGCAATTTTAAGATGCACTGCGCCTTCACGTTTTAATGCAATGCGTTTAGTTTTCTCTATAGCTTCACCTTGAGTTCTTGCCATAACACAGCAAACATAATCTTTTAAATTATTCCAATTAGGTTGTTCCTCTCTCGAATTAGTGTAGTGTGCGTAATAAACTGTCATAGGCTTAGGTGTGGCTTGCTCTCTTAGTACTCTTTCTTTTTCTACTCTTGCCCACTCAACGTAGAAGTTTAGTACGTGATCTTCTGGTTCTACTTCGTAATCGAAACATTGGAATATTCTCCATGAATCTATTGCGTACTTACCAACTCCTTTAAGTCCAATTAATTTATGAACAGGAATATAAATAGGATTGCCGTATTCTTTTACTAAGTCCAACCACTGATAGGAGAACTGTTTCCAAGCTTTTACTCTTTTGTTATAAAAACCTAAAGGCTTGATTATTGCTATGACCTCTGCGTCAGGGCAGTCGATTAAACGTTCTGCTGTGTTGCATTTGTTAAAGAAGTGTTCTCTAACTTCGTCTACTTGTCTGTGATGTGTTTGATTTAGCATGAAACAGACCATTAGCATTTTCCAAGGGTCTTCTCTGTACTCTTCCTGTCTGGTGAGGTAAGGTGATGTCTGTAATCTCATAACTTTTATTGTAATCAAATATACGAATAATCTATCAAATCTATTCGTTTAAGTTCCTAGTAACATAGAAATAGGGGCTGGGGCCCCTACTCTTATAATAATTCGTATGTAACACCGAGTTCTTTTAACTTTAGTTTTGCCTCTTCGAACTGAGTAGTCTCTTCGAAACAGAGTGCTCTCATTTTAGGTCTGAATGCTACTAGTTTTATTTCGTCGCATTCTATTGCTTGTTCGTCCACCTCTTCCACTATCAAAACTTGCATAACTTACATTTTTTGATATTAATAATTTCTCTTAGAAGCAATTGTATCTTTAACGAATTGTAAAATTTCTCTGTAGTCGAATCCATCACCCATTAAACCTTCGATACCTGCTTTTATTTTATCTCCACCCAATTGATCGAATCTATCGTCGTCGCTCATATCCATATCGCCGTCATCTCCTTGTGTAATCTTATCGATACCGCCTTTGATAGAACTGAATGGATCAGCATCTTCTTCTATAGATTCTTCCATACGAGGATTAGCATTTTTTAAAATACTTTTAAAGTGAGTTAATATTTCAGGTTTGCTTACGCCATCATCTAATAAATCCATAATATCTTCTTCAAAAGTATGATTATAATCTTGTATGCCTTCGTTCTGAACCATATGCTCAGGCTCTGTGTAATCCATAGAAATATCATCGTTCATATCGTGGTTAACTTGCGTGCCATGATCTTCATCCATATTGTCAGAAGGAATAAGCATTTTTTCTACTACAGTAAATGCCTTAGCCATTAAAGCCATATAACCCTCTTTAGTTTTCCATGCTTCTGTACCTGATCCAATTACTTTTTGTATCTTTGGCTCGTCCATATATCCATCTTCTGAATCGTGAAGTTCGAAAGCAATACCGTCAACTCCTTCCCAACCTGGCGTAGCATAGATATGCGCGTTAGGATATTTAGGATTTTGCCATGCTATTGCGCCGCCTTGAGTTTCTTCTGCGGTCCAACCGTTTACAGTTTGTCCAGCTATTTCTGTATCCCACTCAGAAGTTTCGTTTCCATAGTTGTCCCATTTTGCCTTGTCAGATCCAACAAAAATATCGTCTTGGTTTATAGGATCTGTTATGTTAGGATCTGTATTAGCATACATAGCTTTTTCTCTTTCAGATTCTTCTTCTTTCATGTGTGGAGCTTTGTAAGCCGCAGCTTTAGCACCAACCACAGTATTTTTATCGTGATCTTTCTTGCTCATCTTATCTAGCATATCGCTCGATCTATGACGTCCCAAGTTAGGTCTTGAGTTTGGAGTGGCCATTTTGCCTTTATCTCCCACTGTTTTTACTCCTCCCATTTCGTCTATAGTTTCTTCAGTAATAGTGTTGAAATCGCCCAAAGCTTGGTTAATGTCTTGATACCACATTTCGTTCAGCTGTTGATACGAACCAACTTGATTCTGTTTCATGTAGCCTTTTAAGTCGAAGTTATTCTTCATGTAATCTTGTTTAATTATACGTTAATAAATATCGAGCCATATCAATTAGAAAACGCACCTTCGTCCCAGTAGACCAGTAAATCTAGAAATAGAAAATTACTGCTCGTACAGTACAATTGCTTGGTGATACACTGTTTGTTGGAACTGCCCATTGGATTGGAAGTTTGCGGCCATACCGCCCAAGGGTTGCCAGCCTTGCTTAATCATTTCATTGATCTTTTCTATAAAAGCCTGTTCGCTGTTTGCGTACACGACCTCGTAACGTTCTATTTTCATATTTGTAAGTTTAAATTTCGTATGCTTCGGCGATCTCTTTTATGGTAGCGACTGCCAATTCTGTGGTGCAGTCGAAGCCTTCTCGCTTCTTGTTAACTCGTTTACCGAACCGCTCCAGTCTCTCGTGCACGGCCCGCTCAATGGCTTTAGCGTTGATGCACTTGTGTTTGTATACCGAGAACCAAGGCGTAATAACTCCCGTCGACGCGTTAATCTCACGGGTTCGTTGATCTACGCTAGTAGTTGTCATACCAATCTTGCACACTCCCGGCATGCCCTTGTTCACCAAAACGTACACCCATTGAGGTTTTCTAACGCTACCGGTTGGGTCTAGAATCGCTTCGCCAAAGTAGACAACGTCCTCCCATCCGTCCTCTGTAGCGGTAACAGTAAACGCTTTGGCACGTTGCAAGGCGTACTTGTCGTTTGCTATGTCCAGAGGCACATAGAACCTGGATTGCTCTGAGGTGATACGTTTCATTATCTGTTCTTTAAGGTTTGATTAATTGAGATCAAGGCTTCGTGGATATCCTGGAGTACCTGTAGATAGGGTGAGCTAGCTACTTGATCCAATCCTCGTACGCCCAAATGTAAGCCTCCACCTCGTCTGCGGCCGTTTTGTCCTCTAGGTATTGCTTGGCGTCCCGAGTCACTTCCCATCTCAGGCCCCACGAGTCCGCTTCTACTAGAATCATTTCGATCATTATCTCGTCCTCTCGGTTTGTCTGTTTCATCTGTTTTCATAAGTGGTTAAATGTCTAGTTTGTCTTGATACTCGGTAAGCCAGATCAGCAGCCATAAACAGCCAATCACATAGTTACCCAGTAAAAGGTTCAATATGCCCAGTGTAAGGGCGATCTTGGCGAAATGTTTGGTCGTCCAATCCAAAAAGCGATTGCTCATATTTACGTATTTATTATTTGTGCCTTTACGGAAGTTGGACGTCCTCGGGGCTGTCGGCGAGCGCGCGCTGCTTGATATTCTGCAGCCTGAATTGGATTGCTTTTAAACTGTCCTCGCACTCGTGGACGTACCTAAGGGTGTCCTGTCTTGATGATGCCTTACCCATGGCACTGATGTTGACCATGAGATCTATTAGCAGGTCTAACATACTATTTGGCTTTTACCATGGTTTGAAAGAACGAGATTTGACCTTGTGTGCTCTTGTCAATCACTAACGGTGTGTTGGTAATTACGTAACCGAAAGCCATACGATCGTTGACCTTCTTTTCCAATTCTGAGATTGAGTGCGCTTCTACTACCACGAAATTTAATTCTTGCATTTTATTTGTTTTATTTGTTATTTTTTATCCGTTAAGAATACTTTCAACGTTCTGTTCTCGTCCTGTAGGGACAATTCAACATTGACGTTGTACTCGACTACTATGCGACCGCCCTTCTTTTTAGTGTGATCTATAACCTCGAATCTAGTTACAGACTTGGTCGTGATGTCTAATACTTCTTGATTAGCTTTCATTATGATATCTTCTAAATCTTTATTAATCATATATTTGTATTTAATTTTTTGGTATAAGATCCTGTGTGAATTTTCTCCCGGCCTCTCCGTACTCTTTGTTGTAGTATTCTCGGTTATAATAATCAAGCGCGCATTTAAAAGACGGACTGTGATTAGGTAGGTGTTCGGCTATAGCTCTTTCATTTTCATCTTCAACGCCCTGATCATAGGCATTTAGTAATTGCTTTTTTTCTTTTGGTATGTAAACTTGTTTAATAGCGTCAATTAAGTATGGTAATGGTTCGTTTCTTGTATTAAGTTCTAACAACTCAATTAACTCTTGCATTGCTGTTTTCATAATGTATATTTGTATTTATAGTTTAATAAAACCCAAAACCAGGGAATTCTCGGTGACGGACTAAGGGACAGGGGGCCCCCCTAGCAGTTCGCTGTCTACAACAATCGTGACGTTGGTGGGACGCTAACGGGTT